GATGAAATACACTGATGAAAATATTCCACAACTACAGCACGTTATACAATCTTACGACACAGCTTTCTTGAAAAAAGAAACAGCAGATTATTCTGCTATTACTACATGGGGTATATTCTATCCAAACGAAGATAGTCCAGCTAATCTGATATTACTTGATGCTGTAAAAGGCAGGTACGAGTTTCCAGAATTAAGAAGATTAGCGTTAGAACAATACAATTACTGGCAACCAGAATCTGTAATTGTTGAGGCTAAAGCATCAGGTCTGCCACTGACATACGAGCTTAGACAGATGGATATACCGGTTGTAAACTTTACTCCGAGCAAAGGCAATGACAAGCACGCCCGTGTAAATGCGGTTGCACCTTTGTTCGAATCTGGTATGATATGGGCGCCTGAGCAGAAATTTGCAGACGACGTTATCGAGGAGTGTGCTGCGTTTCCTTATGGTGATCATGATGACTTGGTCGATTCAACAACACAAGCAATCATGCGATTCAGACAGGGCGGTCTGATCGGACACCCTGAAGATTATGTCGATGAAAAAATCGGCGAACGTAAAAGGAATTATTATTAATGGCAAACAAATATCACAGACAAGGTTTCAAAGGTGGTAAGATCGTAGATCTTTTATCAAATATTTATAAAGCAGATAAAACCGGTAAGAAAGATGAGATTATAGAGTCTATGAACAAGAGACTTAAAAAAGAAAAGAAAAAATTAGAACAGGAGCCTCAAGAGCTAGAGCGTTACACAGATATTATGGTCTCTGATTTTGAAAATAAAACAGGACCTTTTTTTGATAAGATTAAAGCCAGAGAAAAAGCCAAAGCAAAAGCGGCTGAACTTAGAAAATTAAAAGGTAAAAAATAATGGCAGTTTTTACAGCAATAAAACAATTTATTATACGAGAAGTTTTAAAAGATTCGCCTAAAGGCATTGTGCAAACTTTACCTAACAAAGATCTAGTAGAATTAAACACACAAGTTATAGCACAAAAATTAATGCAAAACGGTATTGATCCAACCACTTTAAAAAATGCTAATCAGGTTGAAAATGCAATTAAGTTAATAGAAAAAAGATCGAAGGTTGACGAAGGAATTACAGCTGCAAAATCTGCAGATGTATTTGAATTACAAATGCCACCAAAAAAAATAGATCCTAAAAAAGGTATTATGGGTGGTAAACAGATTGATGATGACCTACCACCACCAGGTAGTCGTGGTGGCGATGATGATATTGCAGCTCCAATACAGTCAAGAGATGAATCGTTAAGAGATATGATGGAAGCAGAGATCAAAAAGAGATTAGAGACAGGAAACAAAAAAGGTATTGCTAGAATAAGAGCAAAACAGAAAATGTTAGATGATGCGATCGACGATGCATCACCAGGATTCTCTGGTGACAGAAAAGTTGATGCAGAATTAGTTGCGGAGAATCTAGCAGAACGTATGGGTAAGGTTTATGATGACCTTCCAACAAAAGAAAGATTAGATTTATATGATCAAGCATTCCAAGGTTTGACCAAAAAGAAATTTGATCCACCAGAAGACTTAGCACAAGGTGGACGTGCGGGGTTTAAAGAAGGGTCTGGCATGACCAGAAGAACTTTCTTAAAAATTTTAGGTGGTGTTGTGTCTATACCTATTCTTGGTAAAATTTTTAAACCAATTAAAACTGCAGTGGGTGTAAAAGAAGTTCCAGTAATTTTGACAGATAAAGTCGCTGGCAAACCAGAGTGGTTTGATGCATTAGTTAATAAAGTTATTCTAGAAGGTGATGAAGTTACTAAAAAATTTGCAACGGGTGAAAGACAAATTGTTCACTCAAAAGATCTTGGTGACGGCACTACAGTAAGAGTCACACAAGATATGGACCAAGGTGCTGTAAGAGTTGAGTATGATAGTGCAGATAATGTTTTTGAAGACACGGTACAAATGGAATATAAAAAACCATTACCCGATGAAGGTGATCCAAGCCCATCAGCAGAGTTTACCACAGCAGAGTCAGGTCCGGTTGGAAGACAAGTAGGTCCTGATGATTATGACATGGATATAGATGAAGTTGGTGGTACGAGTATCAAGGATCTTGATTCAGATGTATCAAAGCTAAAAGAGTATGCAACAGGCAAAGGACCTAACATGAAAGAGATGCTTGAAAACATTAACAGAAGAAAAAAAGCTAGAAGAATAACAGAAGATCCTGAAGCTCAATCAGATGCGATAGTTCGAAGACAAGGTGAGATGCTTGATTATGATGTGCCAGATGATGCCTTTGCATCAGGCGGCATCGCTAGAATGTTAGGTGAGTAATGAAAGATTTATTAGCGACTATTGATTTGTATGATGATGATACACCAGGCATGGCTGATGGTGGACGGATCGGGTTTGCTGATGGACCACGCGGTAAGTTTACAGAAAAAGGTGTTACAGGTCCTAAAGGTGGCAGACCCATACCTGACCACATAATTATGGCTGATGATAGATTAGCTCTAAAAGAAGCAAGAAAAAAAATAAATAAATTAAATAGAGTTAATAGACTTGATGATAAACCTCTAAGATTTACTATTTTAAAAACTCAAGCAGGTAATTTTGTGCCAGCTTTAATTGGTTATTCAAGACAATATCCTGGATTAAATATAACAAAATCTGGTCCAATATCTGATTTAAAAAAACAAGCTATTGAAATAATGAAAAAAGATGATTTTAAAGCTTATAGTAAAACTAAAGTCATGCAAGAAAGTGGTATTAAATCAGCTAAAAAACAATTAGCAAATATTGGAAGTAAAAAACCAGAAGTATTTAATTATTTATTAAATAATAAAAACGCAACAATAGAAGAGATTGGTAAGGCATTAAAAATACCTCAAGGATCTGTTAGAAAAAATTTACAAGGTTTATACACAGATATTTATAAAAGAATTGGTGATCAAGGTGCCGTGTATTTAAAAGAATTTAACATGAATGACCTTGACTCTGTGCATGACTCAATAAAAAACACTAAAGTTCCATTAAAAGATAGAGTAAAAAATTTGGTTATAGATGCGTACAAAGGTGATGAGAATTTAAAACCTATATTAAAAAAATTAGATGATTTTTACACTTTACAAAGTGAAATTAAAAAAACACAATATGGTAAATTTTTTGCAGCTAATTTAGATCATGTGGTTCCTTTAAATTTTCTTAGAGAGTTAGAAAAAGGTGTTTCACCCATGGATTTAATTAGAGTTAGACCTATACCAGAGTTTTTAAATCAAAGAGCATTCAAAGCACAATTTGATAGAGTTTTAGGTCAAGCCTATGCAACAAAAAATAAAAAAGCATTAGAGGGAATAGTAAATTTACAATCTTATTTACCAAAAGAATTTGGTGGTATTACACCAGACGGTAAAATAATAGACTATGGAGCAAAACCTTTTTCTTTAAAAACTAATTTATCACAGGCCGAATTTCCTGAAATATATAAAAGAGTTTTTCAGTTTATAAAAAACCCAGAATTGCAAGATACGTTAAAAGAAGCAGGCGTATCTTTTAAAAGTTTAGCCTCTAAAGAAAAACAAATAACAGGACAAGTAAAAGGTCTTGCATCATTTATGAAAAATTTAGGAATTAAGTGTCAGTTATCAAGTGGCATTAATTGTATGAACCCACAAGCATACGAAAAATCTTTAAATGAATTAAGTACAAAAGCACAAGCTGGTGATCAAGCTGCAGCAGCTAAAATGACAAATTTTACAAAAGCAGTTAGAGGTGCAGGAAATATAATTAAAGGAGCATTAGGTCCTGCTGCATTAGTTTTTGAAGCAGGGATAGCTGTGCCCCTTGGGTTATTTGAATACTCACAAGGTAAACCTGCAACAGAAATAGTAAACTCATTAACGTACGGACTTTTTGGAAAAAGCAGAGATGATAGATTAAGAGAATTAGATCCTACATATGGTCAGGCAGAAAATTTACAAAACATAGGAGAAAGAGTAACTAGTTTAGAACGATTACAAAAAGGAACTAAAGGTCAAAGAATAAGAAGTAAATCAAAATTTCAAAAAGCAGATGAAGAATTTAAAACTGCTTTAAAACCTTTTCTAGACACAGGTGATCCAGAAAAAGCATATTTAGAAAATCTTAAAAAAAGTCAAGACCTAAGACAAAAACTTATTGATGAAGATATAAAAACAAAAGAAGATAGAAAAACAAAGTTTGATTTAAGTGATCCTTTCATGGCAGCAGGCGGTGGTATAGCAAAAGAAGCAGGTGATTCTTCAGGCCCACCACCAGAATCAGGACCGATGTCTCAAGGGTTGCAAGGTTTAATGAAACGTGTTAGAAACTTATAGGAGTATATATGGCAGAAATAGACAAAGGACTCCCGAACACTAGAAACAAAGAAGAGATTCCTTCACAAGAAGAGATTCAAGATGTTGCTGTTCAGGAACCAGTAGAAGAAAAAGGACCGATCGAGGTCATCCCAGAAGAAGATGGTGGCGTAACATTAGATTACGAACCAGGTGCAATCAACGTACCAGGAACAGAATCACACTTTGATAACTTAGCAGAACTTTTACCAGATGATGTATTGGAACCAATAGGTGGTGACATGGTCCAAAATTTTATGGA